TTCCACGCTTCTTGGGTTCACGTCGTCCGCCCCCAGATATGTGGTCCAAAGGTCGCCGCTGGGCCCGTCGTCGGGGTAATCACCCCGCCCTTCCCCAGTCTTGTACCCCAGCGCTTCTCCTTTTACCCCTACAACCGTGCGCTCTACAAAGCCGTCACCTGTGCTAAGTCTAAGACCTAACCGGCTCTCCTGCCCAGCGCCGCTGGAAGTATATCCCCCTGTCCAGAATTTGTTAGCCGCCGGATTGCCCGTATAAGCCACACGGTCCGTGGGACCTGTGGTTAGGGCGCAGTATCTATAGTCAGATGTGCTGGCCTCTGTAAGGTTGTCAGATCCGGCGGTCTTGCTCCAATAAATAGGCACTGGCGAGACCAGGGTACTTTTTAGGGTTATGGGATCTATAGTAAAGTCCTTGCCCACATATCCGCAGATAGTCCCTCCGCCCAAATTCCCGCTGTAGGGCTTTGCGAAAAAGGTTTGGCTCTCATTGTTTACTACCGATGGCTTAACTGTCCATGTCTGCCATACATGCCTCACCCGATCACCTCGCTATTTGTAGACAAAATACAGTGTGCCCGTCTCAAGGCTTGACACACCGGCCACCAGGTCGGTGGTTCCCCATTTTATCCCAAGATTTCCAAGCGCCGCCGGGGCTGTGGTAGCCCCCGTGCCGCCGTTTGCTACGCTGACTGGAGTGGCAATCCCAGGACCGCCTCCCCCGCTAATGCCCAAATTTGCCCGGGCTTCAGCCGCCGTCTTAGCCCCTGTGCCGCCGTTTTCTATGCTTATCGGCAGCGACAAGCCCAGGTTGGTCCTGGCCTCCTGTGGGGTTGTGCCTCCTGTGCCGCCTCTTTCAACCGGCACTACACCGCCCGGACCGCTCTCGCCCCCAACTCGCCTGGCCAACGCGGCCAGCATATCGTTTGGCGTGGCGCTGGCCCCCAAGTCCATAAGCGCCGCTGTGCTGTTAGACAGCAGCGTGGCCTTATTAAGCGGCGTACCCTCTTGTGTGGGCACGTCCGCCCACTCCATGTCATATGTGTTCGCCGCCCCATCAACCGGCACAAGCTTCACCCTGCCCGGATATGTAGACACTCTGTCCTGCATAATTTGCTCCTTCGCTATTTAATCAGCACCCTTACATGGCTGTCGTCCAGCCTCTCAATAACCCTAAAGGCCGTCCGCTGAGCGCTGTTAGTGGCCACGCCGTCCTCTCCTGGGGCACAGTACCCGTCCACTTGACAGCTGCCATCGTCTATAAGCACCAGCTTGCCCAGCATACCTACCGCGTCCCACTCCGGCCGCTTTGTGCGGGGGATGTACTTTACTGTAGGGTCGTAGTCGGGGTTAAGCTTTTGGCGGGTCTCCTTGTGGGCCTGCCGGATAGTCCGGCGGATTGTTTTCTCCGGGTCCTTCGGGTCTGGGACCTCTATTGCCTCCTGTGGCACCTCCACCTCTTCCATAATGGGCCGCCCGTATACGTCTGTAAGGTACATACCCTGCCACTGGTCGTCAAACACGTCGCCCACCACTGAGGGCGAGCCAGACACTATGCCCAGGATATAGTCACAGCCGGGCCCAGCCAGCTGTATCTTATCTCCCCTCAGGGTGACGAACCGGCCTATCCGCTGCTCACCCTCCGGGTTGCCGTCGCTCCACTCGAACAGCTCCGCGTAGTCCGCGCCGGATGAGTTGTAGTTCCTCTTTGCATAAACGTCTCCCCATGTGTCCACACGGAAAGCGTTGGAACGATTGTTTTCGTTTACACCATTTCCCACTGTAAACAGATTCGTTGGGCCTTGGGCCTGATCAATAGGTCCTATAACATTACATCTGCCTATAGCAGTTTCATACGCTCCTACTGCAATTGATCTGTCACCTTGAGCTGTTGAACAGAAACTTAACGCGATGCTGTTATATCCGCCTGCATGAGATGCACCTCCAAGCGCAACGGTAAGCTCTCCCTGAGTATGTGTCCCCTTCCCTTGTGTGTCTGAACTCGCACTGATCGTCCCATATCCTTCTGCATGACCGGCATAGTCGTAATCCGTGTATGGTTCTGATTCTGTTATCCCAACTACAGAACCGTTAAATCTTGTTAAATAAGATATGTCAATATCATCATAATATTTAACAACTAAGCGATTGGAGTCTGCCTGCATAATTGTCCCATACGGAAGTTTGAATTGTGCGCCTGTTAGACCATATACAGGGAAATATATTGTGGTTTTCCCAATTTCTATATTATTTAGGAATTCGTCTACCTTATGCGACATTTCAAGCCCACAAAAAGTTGCAGTTATGGGAAAGTCCATCGTTTTTTCCTCTTCGTTCTTTGTAGGCAGATCCAGAATAATTGTTCTTTCGGCAGTACTAGTTACGCAGTGAATCCCTTCAGCATGTCCGCCAAGTCCTAATGCAATACTGGCCACGCCTTCCGCGTGAGAGCCTTCCTCAATTGCCTTACTATACACGCCCTCAGCGTGCCCCTTAAAAGAATAAGTCGCCATGCCTTCACTATGTCCAGATAAGGTAAGATTTTTATCCCCTTCTGCGTGTCCGGCTCCGATGGCCCCACAGCCATCCCCCTCGGCATGAGAAGGCTCTATTAGAGGATTACCATCTGTAAGTTTAAAAAGACCAATAGGCGTACCATAATTCATTATTGATTCTAAACCGGGCACAGCAGCATCCGCTTCAAGCACTACATTGGTTTCACTAATTTCTATAATTTTAAATTCCCAAAGACCACCAAGCTGGGGGCAATACACAAGTACGCCTTGACCGATTTGTGCATTGCTCTTTATGAAATCATAATTCCCATAGGCAGGACTTTGATTAAAAGTACAATCCAGTTTCCTGTCAGAAAGCGCTTCGCAGTATAAAAAAACGGCTACTTTAGTAGATTCTTCACTATAGCATTTATATCCCTCCACATGGGAAGCATAACCTAGTGCAACGGTTTTTTCTCCCTCCGCATGGCTATAGACCCCACTTGCCAGAGTCGATAAGCCCTCCGCGTGTGAACCCTCTCCGCTAGCTGTAACCTTAGCTCCTCCCGTAATCCGGTACCCTTCCGCATGGGCCGCATATCCGCTGGCCAAAGTCTCGCAGCCCTCCGCATGGGAGTATGCCCCAGACGCGATAGTAGATACCCCCTCGGCGTGGGCGGCGTAGCCGGTTGCTTGGGGGCCGGGCTTATCTGTAAAAGCGCCGCCCTCCGCGTGAGAAGCCGCGCCAGAGGCAACGCTTCTGAAGCCCTCCGCATGGCTGGCCTCACCTAAAGCCGACGTACGCTCCCCTTCCGCGTGGGAATAGGCCTTTGTGGCGATATTGCCCGTGGCGGCCACGCTGGTTTCTGCGCCGTCGTTTGCCACTGTCTCATAGGTCCGCTCCGCGTAGTCGTTAAAGATTTCCGAGTTCGCTTCGGCTTCTATCGATGTTCCGTCCGTAATCGGGAAGCTTTTGCCGGATACGTCCTGGCCCACGCCCCCCGCAGGTCCCTGTGGCCCCTGCGGCCCTATGGGTCCAGGAGGGCCTGCGGGGCCGGTCTCCCCCTTAAGCCCCTCCTTCTGCTCCTCTGTCAAATCATTGAAAGATACCGTGCCGTCCTGCCCGCGAATGTCTGTTACCGACTCGATGGAGATGGTATTTGAGCTGGTCTCTGCCACTGAATAGGTTATCCAATATGATATTCCCTCTCCGGTCACGGTTCCCTGGCCCTTTTCCCCCGGTTTTGGCTCCCGGTTAAATTCATCTGTTACCAACACCTCTCCTACTGATGGAGGCGATACCGCACCGGTTATTGAGCATATCAGCGCCCCCACGCCAATTGGTCCAGGAGGGCCCTTGGGACCTGTCGGGCCTTGTGGCCCTGTCTCTCCCTGAGGTCCCTGAACACCCGGGGGGCCGCCCACCTCTCCTCTCAGCACCCGGCCTATAGCGTCGTCTATCTGTGGGCCGGTGTAGGCCCCCTGGTAATACTCGTCATTTGGCATTTAAGCATCTCCTTTCCGACAAAGTAATGTGTCATTTTCGGTTGTAGTGTAATCTATACTCCTGTGTGGAGAATAGATACGATGGCTGTCCGGTGGAGGTAGCCCACCCTTTAAGCAGCAGTAAATTTGCTCCTCCGCCGTGTTGTAAAAGCTGCTGTCTACCGGCACGTAGATATAATGGCCCTGCGGCACATGAATACCGGCGATAAGCCGCTTTTTCTCCCTTATAAGTCCGTTAAGGGCTCTGGCCGCCGCCGCGGTTATCTCCTCGATTCTGTTGGCCCCCTCATAGGTGAGGAAGCGCATGTTCTCCGGCAAGCCGCTGAAGTCAACTGCCAAAAGCTCACATATCCTCTTTATGTTTCTAAGATACCGCCCCATCTGCCGCCGGTTTGGAAGGTCCGGCATAGTCCAGTCTGTACGGGTGCTTACAATAGCTTCCACCGGGGCAAAGTCCAGCTCAAACTCCGGTTTCCACTCCACCCCCAGCCCCTCCGCATAGGCTTTAAGCTCCTCTTCTAGGGCCTGCATCTTGTCCGACATTATCTCAACGGCAAGCTCCACACGGTTGAGGTCCTCCACATTGTACGTGCCCTTCTTGTTTGCGGCCTGCACGTCCGCAAGCCCGCGGTCCGTTACCAGCGCCGGTATCTGCACCTCTGACACGTCCACTAAAACCGCCTCCATTCCAACCTAGATTACCCCGCTGTAAATCGTGCCCGAGTAGACGGGGAAGGTCATCTCACTTTGCATGGTTCTGCCAGAGTAACTGCCTCTAAACGCCCCGTTATAGGTAAAATTTGCGTCGGTTATGAGCACTGCCGCCCTGGCAAACTGGTTTTCATTATGCACCAGGTCCAGAGGGTCCAGCCGGGGATCTGCGCGAAACTCTCCGGTAAGCACCCGGCGGTTCTGCAGATAGTCCGATATCCATGCCGCCACCGCTGGGGCCTGCCCGTCAGAAATCAGCGGATTGGAAACCGGCTGCACCTCTCCCGCCCGGCCCACCGTCAAAATGTGCTGCCCGTTATTTATGTTCACCGCTTTCAGCTGTTTTAAAAGGCTTAGCTCCGCGTTGGCATAGCTATTGAACCGGTCTATAGAATAGTCGCTCTGCTGCATTCTAAGCGGCTCGATATGAATCAGCCCGGCCCTGTCCTGATAGAACACACAGCAGCCCGCGTTTGCCACATATTGTAGGACCGTGGATATGGGAAGCCCGTCAAGCTCCGTGCCCTCCTCTAGACTTTCCGGCGCCAAAACGCTGTCAAGCGACGCGTCTATTATCCACCTGGGACTGCCGTCCTCCATAACCGGAAGCTCCGCCTGATTAAAGGCCGCCCGGGCTATATCTCCAAGAGTGCCAGTCTTTGGGCCAGTATAAGTGTCGCTCAAAAACTCAAGAGCGTCTCTGGCGGTAAACCCGGCGGTAATACCGTTTTGGGGCGTGTCCCATTCGCTGAGAAAAAACTTTCCGCCTGAAATCCACTCAATATCCTCCGCCGCCTCCCCGTCTTTGCCTATCCGCTCTAGCTTAAAGCCATAGCGTACACTCACCTCCTGACGCTCCATTAGGTACTTGCTGAGCCCGTTAGGGTTATCCGGGTTATACTCCCCGTTTACGTTTGGGATAGTGAAATTGATCTCGGACTTGGGCAGAGAGGCTGACACCGGATCTACAAACATACTGGCGCTAAAGCTCATAAGCTCTGCCTTTTCAAAGCTGGTCTCTATTCCGAGAAATAAGCTCTCTACCCGCGCCCTGTGGTACGGCTTGCTCCACCTTAAAATGCTTATTACAATCTTGTCATAGTCCCGGATATCCTGCGCCATAACAGACTTAACGTCACTGTTCTCGCAGCTGGCAAAAAATACCAGCCGCTCTCCGTGATATGCCGCCACGGTATACTCTGTGGCCCACTCGCCGTATAGTTGTGACCACACTACCGTCACCCCTGGAATAATCACGTCGTGGACTCCCGAAAACGTCATTGTAAGGCTGGGCGCTGACAGAAAGCCGCCCTCGCCGTCGCTGAGCACGTCGCTTACATAGCCGTTGCGGCCGTATATAGGCGGCTCTGTAGACATTTAATCATCTCCTCTGGTTTGCCGCGTAATGACACGGCTGCTTTACACTTCCGGCCCCGCTATAAAGGCTGACACTCTCTTGTTTGTGTAGAAAGCCTGGCTCACTAGGTCGTATAGCCCTGCCTTTCCGGATGGGTCCGTGCAGGGTACGAAGTCTCGTATCGGATTGCCCGCGTCCCAAATCTGGGTTTTATATAGCTTCATAGAGCTATACTCGCCAACCGTTCCCTCATTGTTACTCGCAAACAGCACTATATTATAAGTTGTCGAAAAAGAAGGTGTACCGTTAATTTTAAACGAAGATGACTTACCATCCCATACAAGAGTTTTATTCTGACAATCTAATTCCAGCGCATGTCTCCCAACCGAGAGTGAACTATCTATTGCGGTTGCATTGCTTGTACTATTCCCACCATAAATTACCCTAAATGTATTTGTGTTATTTTCAATACCTCTAAACTGCACATAAGTAGTACCGGCTTTTTTTCGCCAGCCAAAAAAGCTGACCACCTTTGACGACAACGAGTCAACCGCAAAATCCATGGCAAATTTCAGCGTCGTCTTTGGCTGTACTCCAGTATCGATATACTGAAGACCGTTTGACTGTATATATTCCAGCTCCTTGTACCCCGCCGGGAGTCTTGACAACACCTGTTCATACACCGCCAGCAGAGTCACATCCGAGTTTATAACAAAGCTGTACTCCGGCAAAGTTGAGATTGTCTCCCCGCTCTCGTTCTGCCAGCCGGTGAAGTTGTACCCTTCCTCCGTGTTGGCCTTAACCGTGACAGTGCTACCCGCCGGGTACTCGCCCATACCTGAGGGCACGCCCGCCTCTGGTATATTGGTGACAATTATCACGGAGAAGACCTGCACATACTCCGCGGTAAGGCTTACGTCGCCCTGCACCTCAAAAGTGTACCGCTGCTCTGTGCTTAGCAGCTCCCCGCTATCTCCCCGCCAGCCGGTAAACCTGTACCCCTGGTTCGGGCCCGCGTCCACAGTCACAGCCGCCCCTTTTGGATACCGCCCTGCGCCCGTAGGGGTTCCCGCACCCTGGGGGCTGACTACAACCGTCACCACGCATTCTACCGCGAAGAAGGCTGTCAGTTCCATATCCCCGCTAAGCGTAAAGCTGTACACCGGCTCTGTGCTGAGCAGCTGGCCGCCGCTGTCCCGCCACCCGGCAAACATATACCCGCTGTCCGGCTTTGCGGTAACTGTAACTGTCTGTCCGGCCGGATAGACGCCCGCGCCAGAGAGTGTGCCGGTATCGGGCGGGTCAGCCGTCAAGGTTACGGTACAGAGCTTAGTAAACACAGCCGTCAACACCATATCCTCTATAATGCTAAAGGTATAGCTGGGCTGGCTGCTGACCAGCTCTCCGGCCTGATTGCGCCATCCGGAGAACAGTCCTTTGCCCTCTACAGGGGTTGCTGTCACTGTTACGCTCTGCCCCTGCTTATACATCCCTCCGCCTGCCGCGGATCCTATTTCCTCGTCTGAGGAGAGTATGGTAAGCATATAAAACACCGGCGCGTCTAGCTTTCTGTAGTTAACAACCATGCGCTTTTCCTCCTTAGTCCGGCTGTACCGCGGGGCCTTGCGTCAAGTCTGACTGCGTCGCCGCCATGGCAAAATATTTGCCAGTTTTATCATATAGCCCAGGTATACCGGCGGAATTGATGCAGGGCACAAAATCCCGCTTTAAAACCCCGCCAACATACACCTGTATGGAATAAACTCTCAGCTTCTCCGCGTAAGATGTGGAATACTCAGGGGCCAAGCCCAAATACAAGGAGGTAAGCCCCACTTGATTGATAGTCATATCAACCGTCTCACCGGCCAGCGTGCATTTTTCATCCGGCCCGTTATAGTCCAAGGTAAACTTTTCCGTGGTGGTAAAATCAGCGAAAGACGCTGTCGCAAAGTCGTGGATTGACCCTTGCTTTGTGTAAACATCCACCGCGTTATCCGGGGCGGAGCTGCCGGTGCTGGTAGTCCTCATCACATGAAAATTGGCGGTGGCGTCTGAGTTATTAGTGCTCTGCTCAGTCAGCCAGTATCTTGCGTACGTTTTCGCCGCCGGGTCTGTCAGCTGCGCTGTCAGCACCACCCGCAAGGTATTGGTCCTTGCCGCGACGCTTAGATTAAGCTTTGTGGTGCTGGCCATGGTCACATACTCAAGCTGGGTATACCCAGAGGGCAGCTCTCCCGGCTTATTGCCGCTCCCACCTGTATCTCCGCCAGTGCCTCCCCCTGTAACGCCCCCCTGACCTGTCGTCCCTTCCAGCCCCCCTACCGGGCCGCTGTTACCGCCTACTGTCTCAACGCGCTCGTATCTATTACTGCTTCCGCTTTTTATCCAGGCGGGTATTCCGGAAGAGACTATATAGGGCAGCCATGCCCCGTCTGTGGCGTAGTCAAACCGGCCGTGAAGCTTCAACAGCCCCGCACAATAGGTCCCGTATGTGTCCCGCCCGGAAAGGCAAAGCGTGTTTGCCGCCACGTCAAACTCCGCGTTACCCCACTGAGATATAACCCCAAAAAAGCTGCTGGTGTCCAGATACCCCCATGAATTCATGTCAAGAGGCGTGCGGGAAAACAGTATACCGCTGCCAACGAAGATGATAAACATATTGTGCGAAGTTATGTACTCTAAAGAATCCGGAAACAGCTGGGCGCTGCTGGGCAGCGTAAGCCCCTGTATCTTCTGGTCGTTATCCGGGTATGTGGCTTTGCCCCAGCCCGTAAAAGGCGTTACCCTTCCGGCGCGAATGTACATCTCCCCGCTTTTTATATAGGCGCGGTAGATATAGAATTCTTCGCTGGCTATCGGCTGTACAAGCGACGGGTCTCCGGCGGTTACATCCTGGGTTTTTACTCCGTTAGAATCGTATATTCCGAATACCTGTGAACGCATACTGTAATAATTTGTGCTGCCACTCACCGGCTCTTTTCTCAGCGCCAAAAACTCGCCGGACATTTTGCGGCTAAATCCCAGTAGCGTGTTTACCGCACTGCTTGCCCCGGAGTCTGAGCTGCGCCCCTGAGAGAACAGCCGCGCCCACAACGGGGATGTTACATCCTCCGCAGGCATGGCCAAGGCATAGTAGTCCCATATGTAGGAGAGCTCCCCATAGCTGGCTGATCTGTAAGTGGTTCTATACGCCCCTATCAGGACTATATAACAGTCCCTCGCAGTCCCGTCAATAGAAAAGTTTTTTACAAAAACCACTTGGGGAATGTACCTCAGGTAGGTTAGCAGTCCGCTGCCCTCCTCCACTATTGAGAAAGCCCCGCCGGTCATGTCGCTCTCAAGCCCGTGGTTTTCCAGCTTGGCAATTTCGCTGCCTACATCAAGCTTTGTCAGCGTGACCAGAGATATGGTGCTTGCAAACTGCCCCGTGTATATATAAACCTCTGAGAAGTCCGCAAGCGTCTGGCACAAAAACACCCGCCCCTCACATATGGACAGTACCACCGGTGCGTCAGCGCTTTGTAAAAACGGCAGCGCTTCGCCATCTTCTGTCCCTATGTCAATCTCCGTTACATACTCCCCTGTACAGAGCCAGCCCAGCAGCTTTTGCCCCTCAAACCAGTAAGTCCAGATAAAACCGTCATAAAGACAGCTGGTAGAGAAGGTCCCGGAGTATTCCTCCCCTTCCCCCGCCTTTTTCGCGTCTTGCAGGCCGGGGAGATTTCGCCCCAGATGCGCCACAAGCTCTGGGTACTGCTCCGCGTTGATAAAAGATCCGTCGCATTTCAGCCAGTCTTGACCCACGTCTTCTGCGGCACTGAGAATTACGCTTCCTATAGGATAGCTAGAGTAATCCGGGCTGCCTTTTTTCATGTATACTACCGGTTCCCACAGCATGTTTGACCTCTCCTTTTCAAAATTTGTCTAGCTCTACATGACTCTATAGCAAACGCGACTAGAATCGTTAAACGCCGGTTTTCAAACCCCGCCAATACTAATAGCCCGCTTTCAGGTTCTCAATCACCACAAACAGCTGTATATCCACAACCGGCGGAGTAACGCAGGTAAATATCAGCTGATTGAGGCTCTGCGCCGCTCTTATCTCAGAGCCAATATAGTCGTTTAGGCTTATAGCCACCGGTATGGGCTGAATAAGCTGCGCGTCCTCTTGCTCTAGTATGCCCTCAATGTAGACGTGCTGTATGAGGTCGTTCCACCCGTCTGCCCTGAGGGTTATTTCCACCGTCTTTGCAGGGGCAGCTCCCCCGCCGGTTTGGTCCTTGGCTACCGCGTTGCCTCTCTGGTCAAAGCCCACAACTTGGCCGGGCTCTCCGGTAAGTTTTTCCTGCTTGTTGTCCCAGACCTTCTCCCGCTTTCTTACAGTTCCTATGGCCCGGTCTATCTCAAAACCGGTATATGTGCTCTTATATGCCATAATCTCCCCTTTAAAGTATTACATTAAACTCCTGGTTTTCTCGAGTAAGCAGGGCCTGTATCTGATCTTTAGGTATAAAGCCCTCTGCTTCGTCGTCTCCTTCTTGGCCTATAAGCTCACAGCTGCCGTCTAGCAGCCAGATAAACGGCTCTAGGGTGGCGTACTTGATAGGGTCGGCAGTGCCGCTTAACACGTCGTCCGCGCTGCTTATGATCTCATGGCCATTATCCTCTATTTTTGCCTGAGTTTTTATAGTGGGGTCGCCCACCTTCATGGATATTTCCAAAAAGCTTTCTGGGACCAAAATATCCCGCTGGGCAGCCCTCCACTCTTCCGATACTGAACGCATGTTTTATACCTCTATCAGCGCCAGACGGGGGCCCACATAGCCTCTTATGCCCCCGTCCTCTCGCCTAAGAAACACCGAGCTGGTCCGGTCGCTCACATACATTTGGCGAGTTTCCCAGTCGTTAGTCACCTGGTTATAAAAATCTACCGGGGCTATAAACTTGCCGCCATATTTTTGGGTAAACAGCCGCAAGATTTTAGACCAGTCCTCTGCCGTTATAAACTTCCATGTAAGCTCAATCTTCGCTATATCGTCTCTTATAACCGAGCCTATCATAACCCCCTCCACGTTTCTCGCGCTGTCTACTACTGTAGAGGTAGTGGCGTTGTACTCGGACGGGTCAGGGATAGCCACGCCGTCTATAGTAACCAGCGGCCTCATGCCATCACGCCTCCTCCCCCAAGTATGTTAGCGCCCCGCTGAAGCTTATGTTTTTCGTTGTTCTGCATAAGCTGTTTGCCGTCAAGGTATATACCTGACTGGCGCTCAGAGACCGTGTGTATAGCCTCTATCAGCTGCACGGCTATGGCATACAATGTGTCTACTACTTGGCCGTTGCCCTCTCTTATGCTCTCGGCAAAGCGCTCTGCAGTGTCGCTTTCATGGGCTGTATCATACTCGTATTCCACCGCATAGCGCCTGGATAGATCCTCGTGTATAGGAAAGCTCATGTCCTGCGGAGGGGCTAGCCCGCTCAGATCGAAAGCTGATAGCATCAAGTCGTTGACGCGCTCCAGCGCGGATACTACAGTCCCAGCGGTACGGTCTACACCTTCGGCAATGCCTAGGCCAACATTAACCCCTATCATGTCGCGGGCGACGCTTGAGGGCGAGTGTATACCCAGCACCTGTCTGGCAACAGTTAGCCCTTTTACCGCTGTGTCGGCTACCGCTTGGGCAAAATAGCCTGAAGCCTGATTTACGCCCTGGGCCATGCCTCTGGCGATATCTCTGCCAATGCTAGTCCACTCCATACTTGCAACAGCGGATCTTGCCTGATTCATCCGGGCCAGGACAATGTTTGAGATATCCCCGAACCCCTGGTCAACGGCGCTAAGCATTTTCATCGCCCCGTCCCGTGCGCTGGCCGCGATATTTTCCCACTCTGCCGACACAAACTGTCTTGCGGTCCGCATATAGTTTGCCAAGCGGTCCGCCATTCTGGCGACTATAGCGCCCACGTCCGCCTCCATGCCGCCCCACACATCTGTGACCGCATAGGCAAAAGCGTCTTCCATGTTGGCGTTCACATTCTGTATGGAGGAGATGATGTCACGCTGGCTCTTATCTACGCCTGCCGCCACGCCCTGACCTATGTAAACGCCAACAGCATCCCTAAACAACCGGGAAGGTGAGTTTATCTGGGCTGCCCGCCTTGCGGCTTGGGCGGCATTAAGAATAGAGTTAGAAACAGTAGTTGCAAGCGCCTGCGCTTTTTCTCTAACCCCGGCGGATACTCCGTCGATAATGTTTGTGCCCACACTGTAGAAGCTGATTCCCGCCGCCGCAGATTTCGCCGAATTAAGACCTGAAACAACCTCTCCGCTCACCTTATCAAAGTTGCTTTTTACAGCAGTCAACACTTCGCCAGCCTTATTGGTGGTGGTTTTGACAATCTCTCCCCACTTTGTGGTGGTAGTAGAGTTGGTCTCTTCCAAAGAGGTGGTAATATTTCGTCTCATGGCAGCATATTGCGCGATTGTGCTGGTATTCATTGCAATCTGCTGTGCTTTTGTAACAGCCTCTATAGCTAGCCATTTGGTTTTGCTCTCTACCTCCGAGTTAGCCAGATTGTCGCTGACGCTCTTTTTTATGCTGCTATAGTTTGAGTCTGTGGACGCCGCCATACTTTCAAGATTTGTCTTCGTATCGCTTTGGGTATCTCCCCAGTTTTTTCCGCTGATCTCCTTAATACTGCCGGTCTTAGTCTCTACAGTAAGCCGCATTCCTTCAAATAGATCCGAAGCTATGCCGGCCGTATTCTCCACAATTTCTGCAGTGACTGTTTTAGAGGTCTCCCAGCCTGATTTTACCAGTCCTGCTATATTCTGCATTTTTGTCTCTGCATCATCTTTTATCTGCTGCAGCTTCTCCGCGGCTATTTGGCGCATCTCCTCGGTCATGCGGCGCACATCGTCGCGTCCAGCGCCTGTGTGGGTGTTTATGGAGGTTTCTACACCACTCATAGCGTCCTCGGTAGTGCCCTTCATCTTTTCGCCCCATTTGGCGGTGATATTTTGCATATCGTCCGTGGCGGTTTTCAAAAGGCCGGGTATCTCGTTCCACTTGCCGGTAAACACTGCAAAAATCAGTGCCCCCACATCCTTCATAATGGTTATTATCGATTCACCTATCAACACAAACCAACCCAGAATAGGTATGCTCTCCAGCCCCTCCAAAACGCCGTTCAGCAGTGCCTTACCTACATTCCCGCCGATAGTTAAGAACATATCGCCCTCAAAGAGCTTTATTTTCATCTTTGCCTTAAAGGCCTCGGCAAAGAATCCCATCGCTGCCTCTACCAGCGGACCCCAGTCTACCGCATCTATGGCCTCCTTTATAGTCTGCCATGCGGCGTCCCAGTCAATAGTTTTCAAGGCATTAGTCAGACCGTTTAATATGCCGGTCGCAAGCTTGACCAAGCTGGTGAACAGCGCCTCCCAGTCCGTGTCCTCTATAAGCCCGTTTATTCCGTTGCCTATAGCCGTGCCAAGCTCCGCCCACCAATCCGCGTGGGCGGCAAGCTCTGAGATAGCCACAATGGCCACATCAATCACTCTCTGCAGCAGGCCAAAAAAAGCGTCGGACATCTCTTGCGGGCTGACATTCTCAAAAAAATTGCTTATCCCGCTCTTGACTCCCTCTCCCAGCTGCCGCCAGAAAGTCTCGGCCTCTACCAGGCCCTTTATAGCCTCAATCGCAAGATTGATTCCGTTTGTAATGACCTTTGAAAGGCCGTCCACAGCTTTGCCGATCTTAAAATTGTTAAAAAACTCCCTTACGCCGGTTTTAACACCTTCGCCAAGCTTGTTCCAAAATTCCCGATCGCTGACTATCTCCCAGAGACTGTCGATTATGCCATTGAAGCCCGCGGCAATAGCGCCGCCAGCCGCCTCCAGTAGAGAAACCCAATTCACGCCGTTCAGCAGAGCCACAATGTCCCTGCCCAGCTGGGGCCAGTCAATCCCCTCCAAAATGGTCTTCACAAACTCAAAGCCCTTTGTGAACACCTCACCGATAGCGCTGCCGATTTCCCGCCATTCGCTCTCGCTGAGATATGAAAGACCGTTGTTTATGCCATTAACTATGGCGTTGGCCACTTCATCCCATTTAAAGTTTTCACAGAAACCTCTAAGCGCCTCGGCAGCGCCTTTAATGGCGTTCTGGATAGCGGTAAAAGCGAGAGTGATTATATCCTCCCACTTAACGGCGTTGAGCATCTCAGCCAGACTGGCCCCCAGATTGTACCAGTTTATCCCCCGTATAGCCTCGTCAAACATGGTGAGCAGGCCCAAGACTCCGTTTGAAAAGGTCTCGCCGATAGTGTCCCATTCCACCTCGCCCACAAAGCCGTTTATTGCGGCGGCAATATTTCTCCCCCACATCTTCCAGTCTATGGTTGTAAAGATACCGTTGGCGGTTTTAAACACCGCGTTCCAGCCAGCGCCTATCACCTGGCCAAGGGTAGTAAAGTTGATTCCCTTTCCTATGCCGTTTATGGCTTCGCCAATTTTCTCCCCGAACTGATCCCAATTAAATTTTCTCAGGAATCCTAAAGCGAAGTCCAGGCCGTTTGTAATCTTCTCTCCCAGCTGCTTTCCCCACTCGAAAGAGTTCCAGTCCTTAATAATCCCGTTCAGGTGTTCAGCAAGGATTTCGCCCGCATGATACCAGTCGCCGTTTTCAATGGCCTCCTGCATCTCTTTGGCCCAGTCGGGGAGGGGAACTTCCTCAAACATATCGGAGAAATCCAGGCCCCCACCGCCTCCGCCACCTCCGCCGCCCCCGGAGCTGTCCTTTATCACGTTAAGCTCGTCAATGCCCAGCATGTAATCTTGGAGCTCCTTGGCCGCGCCAGCGGCTCCGCCTACCGCGTCGCCAAACGACACTGCGTTCTTCTTGGCCTGGACAAAGCTGCCCTGACCTGTTATCACCGCAAAAACTGTGCCTATTATATTTATCAGCGCAACCAGACGGCTAATTATAAACTCTATAGCCGGGGCAAGCGCGTTTATAAGAGGCGCTGCCATAGACCCCAAGCTATTTTTTAGGTACAGAGAGCTGCTTGCCAGCGAATCCATAGACGAGGCAAAGCGGCCCCCCGCTAAACTGCTAAACTGATAGAGGTTATCTATACCCTCCCGTATGCCCTCGGACACCATTCGCATGGCTGCGTTTATAGCGCGATAGGCAATCATCCGCCCCAAAGACGCTTGCCACTTATTTATTGTAGCAATAGCGCTTGTAAACGGCTTGATAAGCAGCTGGCCAATTCGAGGGCCTATGGACTTAAGCCCGTCTCCCACATTACCGGCAAAGGCCTTTACCGCGCTGCCCGCCCTGTCAAAACCGGAAGAGGCAAAATCCTGCAGCGCAGCGCCTGCTTTTTTAAAGCCGGTCTCCGCCAGACTGCCTAAAACCCCTAAAAGCTCTTGGCCGGGTTGAATAAACGAGCGCATAGCGTATACCACTGCCTTGAGCTCTGGATGCACCAGCATCAGTGCCGCAGCGAAATTTGTGGCCGCTTCTCCGGCCCCTTCCCAGGCCGCGTCAATGTCTGTCCACAGCGATCTGTCAGACTGCAAGAACTCTTTGTTCTCGTTAAATTTCTGCTGGATCGCCTCAAATATTATAAGCAGCGGACCTATAGCCGCCGAGGCCCCCGCCATAGCAGCTGACATACCGGTCATGGCCGAGGCCCCTGCCGCGCCCGCGCTAGTCGCGGACGCTCCTAACGCCGATGTGGCCGCTCCAGCCTGAGAAGCTGCGGAGGAGACCTTACTAATCTCTCCGGCAAGCGCTGTAATATCGCTGATTTTGCCGCCCAGCTTTGTACCGGACAAGGCTTGAGAAAGACTATTGAGAAAATCGTTTTCAGCTGAGCCTTTTGTTTCTGGCACTTCCCCCGCCGCTTGCTGCGTTTTCTTCACTTTTTTGGAGAGGCTTTCCTGCTGCGAGTCGCCGAACTCCGCTATGCGCTGAGTAAGCTCTTCATATGTATCGGACAGACCTTGAACGGCGTTTTCTAGCTGAGCTATTTCTGTCAGCTCAGCTTTATCTAAAGACGGGTGCAGTTTTAGGCTGGCCTCTGTAAATCCTTGCAGATCCGCCAGCTTGCCTTTTGCCTCCTCCAGCGCGGCGCTTAACTTCTCTGCCTGAGACGACATTTTTTTGAGCCCGCTTGCGTTTACGGATTCATTTATAAGCGGCTCATAGCTGCCAACCTCGTGGCTTTTCTTGATCTCGTCAATAGCTTTTCGTGTACGCGCAAGGCGCTCGTTCATTTGATCTAAAGAGCTAAAATCGCTTTGCGGCGCTATTTTAGTAGCGTTAATATCTTCCGCCGCGTTTTGCATCTCTTTCATCCGCGCAACGGCTCTCTCTACAACCTGCGCTATCTCAGAGTCACTCTGAATCGAGCTTCGGCTTTCGCTCTGGCTCTGGGCCTTTTCCACTGCCTTGCTGGCCGTGTTCTTGTTCTTAACGCGGGGCTTTACTCCGTTTATAACCTTCTGCTTTTTACCCAGCTCACTTTTAGCTTCTTCCGCCCCGTTCCCTATAGCTCTGATACTCTTACTCACAGAAGAAAGAGAGCTGCCCGCCACGGCGGACTTAAGCCGCTCCAAGGCCTGAGCCAGCATATTTACTTTTTTTGCCGCGTCAGACGACTCGGCAGATATTTCTATTTCCAGGCGGTCAATATCGGCCATGGGCTCAGCTCCTTTCCGTTGCATTTAAGCGCCAAAAGTGTTAAAATGAGTAAAATTAGTCTAAAGCTTCCGAAGAGAGCGCAGAAGCAGGTGAAATACAAGTAGAAATATTTAAGCGTCCCTTTTAGCCCCAAAGCTTAAAGAACACTTGTCTATTTCATCTTCACAGATGTGCAAAAGAAGTTTCGTATGGGCGACACTTGACACTCCAATTTCCAAAATATCAAGAATCGCTCTAATTTTTTTCCGGGAATCTTCATCCAATGATTTCCGAATAGACTTTTCATAGTCTGGATAAAGCTTTTTGATCTCATCTTGAATATCCATTTATTACTCCTCAAAATGTTTTTTTGCAGCCCTAGCCCAATTGCGGAAAAACAGCTGCGCTTTAAGCCGCTCGCTCTCCGCTTTCTGCTGTATATCCTCTTGCGATGCCTCTTCCTTAAAGCCAAAGGGTTTTTCAAGATATGGTATAGGCTTTGCCCCCTTCTTTGCGAAGGGATGAAGTATAGGAGACGCTCGTATAACCGCGTCATAGACATACGCCCCCTGAAGCCATGCGGCGGAGTCCATCCGCTCCTGCCGCAGCCTCTCCGCTTTTCGGTAATACAGCACCATCAGCGGGTCTTCGTGCCAGTACTGCTCCCAGGTCATACCGATGGATAAATAGAAAGGGCAGTCCCGCTCAAAAATTTCAGTATAGTTTTTAGGCGGCTGGGCATTTACAGCTCCAGCGCCGCGTGCTCGTTTTTTTCCAGCTCCTCCTCGTCCTGGATCAAATTGGCTGTGGCCGCCTGGTTGTAAAGGGAAATAAGCCTGTGCAGAGCATCCTCCGTAAGGCCTCCCACCTTGTCCAACAGCTTCTCTGCCTTTTCCTTAGACACAGACTTGTGCTTGGCCCTAAAGGCGAAGTAGAAGAGGTTGCCGATCCCCGTGGAGGGATACTTTCCCACGTCCTCCAAATTGAACCCCCGGGCCTCGGCAAACCGGATGCTTTCCCGGTTAAAATCCAGGGTGTATACATCGCCGGTATCTCTGTCTGTGTACTTAATTGGGTTTATACGCTCGTTCATTTTTTCTCCTCCTTAAACGTCAACTTCCGTAGTCTTTTTTGCGGTCTGGCGGGTAGAGAATGTCTGCCCCTCGGGCGCGCCCTCGGTGGGTTTAGCCTCCCACATAGGCGCTCCCGTCGGGGTTATGTACAGCGATATCTCCAAGATAGCGGAGACCTCCGCGCTGGGCATACCTAGCGCGCTGGGCTGCCCGGTAAAGAACAGCGACTTTGTAAGGCCCGGTATCACAATGACGAACCAGAGCTTTTTTCCTGCCGCCGCCGCGGTCTCATATGCGTCCATAACCGTGTCCCATACGTCCATCAGTTCCTCTGTTAGATTTGCTCCAAAGGTCAGCGCTCCTCCCGGATCCTTAAGTCCCGGCACATATGTTTTCCACTCTATGGCCTCCAAAGTTGTAGACTCCAGGTTCTCTGGCTCCGGGTTCAGCTCCGGTGTGGATTTAATGCCGGATATCTTCGTGTAGCCACTAGTAGGGCGAGTGCCCGCGGTGGTCTCCGGGGCGTATCGCACGGTTATTCCCGCGGTAGATAGATCAATTGCCATGTTGTTCTCCTCTCGTATGTTTTAATTTAAAAAGTCAAAATGGGCCGGTCACTTAAAGTAACCGGCCCCGTGGCCTCTTCTCCCCGCGCCTGTGCGCAGGGGCTTAATTTGTATATATCCTCCCGCTTGTGTCCACTACCCCCTCATAACGGGCTTTCATCCGGTACACCTTCGCGTCCATCAGGTTGCTCGCCGGGGTACACATGGTGCGGGTAAACCCCAGCCTCTCCATGCAGCTGTCAATTAAATTCATGATTTCCTGCGCCTCGGCCTTTTTATATCCCTCCTTATTGGAGTAAACATCCACGTCATAGAGCAGCTTGGCCGCGTTCTCTATTTTCGTGTCTCCGGCCTTCTTGTACACGCTGTTATCCGCCTCAAGAATTATAGCCGCCGGAAATCTGGCCGGGGCCGCCGTCTCCTCGCTGGCCAGAAAGATATTGTTCTTGCCATATGCCTCTCGAAGGGTCTCAGCCACATAGCTGAAAACCCGGTTTTCTATGTCTATCAATTCTCGGCGAACACCTCCCTTGCTATGTCCGGCAGACGGCTGGCTATTTCCTGTATAGCCCGGTACATGGGCATAGACGCGGGCGTACCGTGGGTAAGCTTCAGCTCGCCATCCTCACGAAAGCCCCATACTTTTCGGGCCCCGTGGCCCTTTCCGTATGTGCCTATCTCCACCACTCCCGGTGGGCGCAGAGGGTTTGGAGATCCGCCCGGATTGTAGTATACCCCCGCGCCAAACTCCGCGAACACCGCCTCTTTGCCAATTGCGGCGACCACGCTTATTTTCCCCTCTTCATTCGCTGTTACTTCCACATCCGGCACACGGGCACCCTCGAGTATAATGTCGTCGTACACGCTGCCGTTAAAGCCCTCTTCGCACAGCTGCATAAGTTCTTCGCTCACACGCAGTCTGAGCTTTCGGGTCTTATCCTCAAGGCTCTTTTGGTAGTCCTTTACCTGGTTTATCGCCGCCTCAATCGAACTATCGCTTAAGCTGAGCTGTGTCTTCATACCAGTCCCCCGGCGGCCTTAATCCGCGCCTGCTCCTGCTGATACATAGATACCGTCACATCCTTTATGGCAAACTGCAGAGAGTTTTTCCACTGCGCCCGCCGCTTTACAATAGAGCTATACGGTCCATTAGTGTCCGCGTCCCCCACCCAAAGCACCGTGTTCTCGTCAATTGGTAAACTGGTGTCGCTGGTAGTCATGGTGCGGTCATAGTCCGCAAAGCTGCCAAACTGGCTGGCCTCGCTGGCCCCTTTGTTTGGGGACACGCATATCATGCAGGATCTAAGCTCGCCATATAACGGCGTAGTAGAGCCGGTAAGGTTTCCGTCCTGGTCTATAATATCCTCTTCTCCAAGATACAGCTTATAAAACACCGGCTGCTGGTTGCTTAAAAGGCTGCGCATTACCTCACTCCCCTCGCCATAGGCGTTACTCTTAAAATAAGTTCTTGTGGTATGCCCCCTGTTCCCCAAGTCCTTGACACCCCGTTTTCTGTGTGAGACGTCTCGTATTTTCCGCCTATCTTGTCAAAGATTGCCTCGGCAATCTGCACCTGAAGCCCTAAGTATTGGGGCTCCAAATCATCCGGCCAATCTCCATAGGGAAAGCGCCGGGACATGATTGCCTCTCTCGCCTCGCTCAGCAGCTCCAGCAAAAGGCTCTCGTCCTCGCTGCCGGTCAATACTTTCAGCCGGTCAATATTGTCCATGCCCTCCCCCTTTCGCTAAATCCTTTTCGACTTATTCCGCCGGCGGGCCTGAGGCTCCGGTCCCTCGTCTTGGGTCTCATCCGGTTCCTCCTCCCCGTCTGGGATTTCCTCCTGCTGCGGCTGCTTCTGGCCGCCGTCTAGGCCGGTCTCTTGGCGGCTCTCTGCCTCGCTGTCCTCTTCTAGAGATACATACAGCGGGTCCTCCGGGTCCATACCCTTAGGCTCGCTGCGCAGATCAGCCGCCTTAGTCAGATTCAGCTTCTTTTTATCCTCAAAATGCCTGTGAAGCATCATATTCTTTCCCCCTATGCCGCGGAATTTACAATCTTAATCGCGTTGCCCGGCTTATACAGATAGGGCGCGAACAATTTACTTCCGGTAACTACCGTGGACTGGTTAATTATGTCTCTGTCAGTCTCCACCAGCGTATCACGTTTCATGTACACGGCCAGAGCTCCGGGCTTTACTATGTAGAAGTTCTTTCCCTTCACCCTGTTGCTGACAATAATATTAGCCCCAAAAGCCATGCCCGCAGATCCACGCACCACCATGTCCGCCGCAAGATCAGAGGCTGGTACCCATGACTTAACATTCAGCAGCTCCGCATAAAAGTCCGAGTCAACAACAAGCGCTTTTTGCCCGTCAATGTGCTCGCCGAACAGAGCCAGAGCTTTCGGTATATCATCCACCGTGAGTTTTGCGGAAGGGGTATACACATTGCGCGTATTTCCGTCCAGCGCCTCTAACAGCTGGTTGTCCACCTTAGAGGATATAGATACCACAATCTGACGCACGCCCTCGCCAAGGGGATCTCCATAGCCGCTTAGCAGCGCCTCGTCCGTAAGCTGTACGCCCTTGCCGATCTTCGTTATGGTAACAGACTTTGTTTTGGTTGACAGCTTCTCAATGGGAATATCCGTTCCCTCGGCTACGGTCTCCGCGTCTCCAATATATTCAAAATAGGGCAAGGTAACCGTGTTGCCCGCCTGTCCCTGCAGGGTGTTATCTATTGTAGCCAGCGGCGCAAAAACAATGTTATCCGTAAGCTGCTCGTCTATCATATCCGCAATCACCTGCGGGTTGAGCAAATCCGACAAATAAGTACCGTCGGTTGTAGATACAGTCGGCATTTTATTCTCCTTTACTTTGTTAGATTTTTGTAAGCATCCGGGAACTTATGAGCAAATTCCACCCGCTCCCGGTAGTTCATTTTCTTAAGCTCATCTTTCGTAACGCTCGGCGCGCCGTCTCCTGCCGCGGGGGCGGGCAGCTTGCTGTATTCCAGCCTCAACCGCTTCTCCTTTGCGGACCAGGCCTTTTGAATAGCGTCAATAGCCGTGTCCACGTCCTCCGCCCCGTAAAGCCCCCCGGCCACCATGTCCGCACACTGCTCGTCTTCTATAAAGCCCATAATCCGCTTTGAGATATTGCCTACGGCAGACTCCCGGCGAAGCTGGCTGAGCTCCTCTTCCATAGCTTGTTGGCGCTCTTTGGCCGCGTCGGCCTCCTGCTCCTCCATGCTTTTCTTGCTTCTCAGCTGCCTTTTATACTCGGCGGCCTCTTTTGCCGCTTTGTCCATAGCTAGCTTCTGCTTTTCCAGCTGGGTCTTAAGCCGCTTAATTTCCAGCCCCATGTCCTGTTGCCCCTCAGAAGAGGGCTCTTCGGCCTGCTGTTCCTGGACCTCCTGTGCGGCAATCTCCTCGTCCATGTTGTCGTTTTTTGTGTCCATATGAATTCTCCTTTGCGTTTTTTAATTGCTTTCTCTGCAATCTGCGGGTTTAACGTCCTTCTCTGGACATGCCATATTTTTTGTCTACATTCCCGCTGGCTCATACCAGCACCGGCACCGCCAATGGGCCTTGGGCGGCGCCTTATCAATAGGATAAACTCTCCCGTCCCGCGGGGCGCACACAGCGCAAACCCGCTCGTCTTCCTCCGTGCGCCAGCGCACATACTCAACCCCTTGGTCCCGGTAAGACTTCAGCATAGCCTCATCCGTGATAATGTCCGCGTATTGGGCGCTCATATCGGCCCAATACCTCAACGCCCGGCGAAACTCCGTCCGCCTGTCCTTGGAAGACAGCAGGGCCTCTGCCAGCCTCTCGCGCTTTCTAATCACCTCCGTCTCATAGCTGTAATGTGTAACCGGGCTAGGCTTGCCCATTATCTCCTCCTGCAACCAGAGCTCAAAGATAAGGTAATCTATAATCTCCTCCCCCGCGTCACGATATGCCGCCTTTGCCACCTCCTTGTACTCCGTCAAGTTATCAGCGGCAAGAGCCGTGTACAGCTCTTTGCACCCTGCCGCTACGTTCAGCTCGTCGAAACCAAGCAGGCCGAGCCGCCGCTGCATGGCCATAAAGCGCTTTACCGCCTTTCGGTTCAGCCGTCTTATGGCGGCGTCGGCCCGCGCGTATGGATTATCATTCATCTATACCCCCCGGCTCTGCCTCGGATACAGTCTCGATAATCTCTGTAGGCTTCGCCCGCTCCAGAGATTTTTCCAGCTCCTCTTCTTTCTCCTTTTGATACCGGTCGTACAGAATAGACGCGCTCTCCGGGTCCACTACCAGCCCGCTAACCGTAAACGCCTGAATTGACGGCGCGCCCGAGGCTATCAGGGAGGTAAAGGCCTGCACTTTCGTCAGCTTATCCTCATAGGACCGCCTGCCAAACTTTTGCTCTATCTGGCTTATTTTTAGGTCAACCGCCCCGGAGTCCTGGCAGATTTTTAAAATGATTTTTAAAAAATCCGTCTCCGACTGTTTCCACATGGATTCGGTCTCCTTGGCCCGGGCCTCCGCGTTCCACCAGCCGTTCTTCATAATTACCGCCCCGTTGTTAGAGCTGTCCGAGGTGTTGGCGTTACCCTGAGAGGGCATTCCGACTATTGAAAGCACGGTCTGATACATATCGTCCATAAGCGTCTGGGTTTCGGACTGATTCAGCTGCTCGTTGAGATAATACAGCTTAGACGGCTGCCCCTCCACGCTGGGCAGCTTGATAGCGCCCAAGTCCTTTAGCTCCAAAAACTCTTCTCTTGAAATGTCCACGTTTTCAAGCACCATAAGCGCCTGAATAAACTGTTCAACTCCGTCCAGCCGGTCAGACTCGGTAAGATTCATAGCGTCTAAAAGGTCAATAACTATCTCAAAAGCCCCCATGCGCAGAGAGTTGCAGGGGTATTCCACAATGGGGATCTGGCCAAAATTGTGGGTAATTTTCCTCTTCTTTTTCTCCGCCCTATGCTTTGTGCCCTGTATGTAATAGGTGGAGTTATGGGTATACACGGTGTACAGCGCGTTCCCGTCATGGGTGTAAACATAAGTCACTGCCATAGCTACCCCCTTGGTCACGTCATTTTTGCGCACTATAAAGGTGTTTCTCGGATCTAGGGTGTATATCTCAAACGGGGCTTCGTCAAAAGTCTCCCCCGCCGCTTTCATAAAAGAAAACGCCTCCGCCTTATCCCGCAGCGCCAGCCTGTACCCCACTCCGGCGGTAAACATCCAGTATGCCAGCTCCATGTCCTTCGAGGCCTTGTTCTCCGACATCATAAAGTCGTTTAGCCGCTCAATCTTCTTTGGCACCGACTTAAGCGACCCGCGGGACACATACTGCAGAGGCTCGCCTATAAAATTCGCCGTCTTAAAGGTGACTATCTCGTTTGCCCTGTTGATAACAATTCGGTTGCATATATCCTCGTTAACCTTTTTTACCCGCTGCCGGACTGGCTGGTCTCCCCTTAGGTAGTTGTATAAATATTCTATCTCCCTTCTGTTTTTCAAATGGTACGGAAGGGCCGCATTAAGAACGTCTATTACATTCTCCCCTGTGATCTCCGGTGCGTCAGTGAATATCTGAGCGCGGCCAAACAGCTCTCGTCCCATGGCCCAGTGCCCGTTCAGCTTACCGGTAAGCTGAAGTTCTTCCCCCTGGGCGTTCAATTTAATTTCTGGCATGCTTTCCCCCTCCTCCCCGAAAAAACGCAAAAGGGGGCCAGATGTCTAAGCATCTGGCCCCCTGGCCTCAATCCTCACCACCCGTGCGGGAGAATAGATTATTTGGTTTTAATTCACTTTTTTTCTTTTCAACAGTATCACCGCAACCTGACCATCCTCCACCCTTACAAGCAGCTCTGCACGTCCCCTGTTATTAAGGCACCTCTCTATTGCGGCTATGTTCTCCTTTGAAAGCTTTATGTCCATTCAGCCTCCATATGCAGTCATATACATCTATATAATTTAATTATAGTCTGTGGCGTTTAGTTTGTCAAGGCTTTTTTCAAATATATGTTCTGAAAGTTTTAAAGTATCTTTATACCGGCCGCTTTATAATCTGTACCCCGCCGCTTTGAAACCCCTGCACATATAGTGACAGCATGGCCATACCGTCCGGCGCGTCGTCATGCTTATTCTTCCCCGACATGGTGTAGCCGCACAAATCGGACAGCATCTTGCGGTACTGCCGGTCTTCTTTCAGGGTGGATTTGTCTCTAAACAAAACACGCTCTTTTACAAACGGACTGTTAACTATAATTTTCGTCTCCTTGTTGGCGGTTGTATACTTAGTGGTGATTTTGGTTATACCCCCCTGCTCTTTAATGCTTTTCTGTATTTTTTTCGCCACTTGCCCGCCTGCCGCGTTGCTCTCGAACTGGCAAAGCTGAACCCGCCGCTTTAAAAGCAGATTTATAATCTGGGCCTCCACCGCCTCCGGGTTGCCGTTATCGTACACGCAAGCGTCTAGGTAAAAGTCCATGCCATATCTGTACACCACCGGCATAAAGCAATAGTCCGTGCCCTTGTCCTTTGTGTCGCACACCGCCAAGATTGCGTCCGGCTCTTCCTGTGGCAGCTCAAAATAGTACCGCAGCTCGCTCTCGCTGTACAACTGGCCCTCCCGCTCAATGGGCTGGTTCATGTATAGCGCCCTCCAGCTGGCCTCGTCCATAATCTCCCGCTGGGCATGGTAAAACCCGGTAGAGAACCCCGCTGCGTTGCCGTAGTCAAAGTTGCTCTCGTCCTCATCATTCAGAGCCGGAAGCGCGATAAACTCCGCTTTGCTGTCGGTTTTTTCCTCTTCGCTGCGCTCTAGGCGGCCTATTACGTCATGAACGCTCCACCGGGTGGCTATGTGCAGCTCTTTGCAGTTCCCAATCTTTCGCTGACGCAGATCTGTCGTGTACTTTTGCCAGAGACTGTCCATGCGCTCTCTTGACATGGCCTCCTCGATGCCCTGGCACAGATCGTCGCAGTACAGCAGCTGCTCAGCCCGCACTACGCCTGCGTTTCCTGAGCCTATTGACCTAAACTGTAGCGTGGCAAAACGCTTTCTGCTCCCCAAGTCTAAAAACAAATCCTCCGCGTTGGTCTTTACTATGCGTACCGAGGGGAAAACCTCGCACCACAGATATTCCCCCTTGGGGTCCATTATGCGCACACACTCCTCGTATGCCCCTCTTAAAAACGAATTTGAGTGGCTGCCCCCAAGAATGGGCCTGTCTGGCTCTCTCCCGGCCAAAAATGTGAGCAAAAAAAGCGCTAGCGTGGTTTTGCCCACCCCCGGCGGCAAACTAATCGCCAATAGGTCAAGCTCTCCGTTGCAGAGCCTTTGCAGGGCTTTTGCGATTGGGTATAGCTGTTTGCGCCGCGGCATATAGAAGGGCCTCTCCCGGTTCCACTCTATGTACCGGCAATATGCGTCAAAGTCTAACGGCGCGTCAAAAAGCAGGCTGCGCCTATAAATGTCCAGCATCCGGGTCTTGTCCTGCGGCGACTTTAGCTCTTTTGAATATCTCCCGCTGAGTCGCCTTACCTCTCTATTGCGCGAATGCGCCTGCCCGCCGTCCTCTTCCTCCAAAAGCCTTAATGTGAGAAAATAGTCTTCCAGCGCCCCCGGGTCTGATAGGTTGCGCCCCGCCGCTTGCCGTACAATGCTTAAAGTGTTCATTTCCAATCCTTCCCCCTGTTAAATATAAAAACAAAAAGGCCGCGGCCCTGGATTTCTCCAAAGCTGCGGCCCCGTGGCCTTTTCCGGTCCTGCCAGCAAGACCGGGTGTGAAATATATGTTTTCAAGTCTCCGCGTCCAGCGGCAGCAGCGCCTCGTGCTGTCCCTTCACCCACTCGCCATTGGGCCCGTACTTATAATACCCCTGGTAGGTCTTCCGGTTTTCAAGCACCGACTGAACGCTAGATATGCCAAAGTTCTTTCCGCTTCTGGTGTGTATTCCCCGCTTCTCAAGCTCGTCGCATATGCCCCGCATAGTATAGTCCTCTTCGTCGCGCAGATGATAAATCAGCTTTACCACTTGAGCCTCATCCGGGTTTACTGTCAGCTTTTTAGTGCCCCTAGCTGCACTGTAACCGTAGGGCGGCTTTCCTCCCGCATACCCCCCCTGAGAGGCCTTAATGCCCCGCCCGCTGCTGGTGCGCATATTGATAAAGCTGCGCTCAAGCTGGGCAAAGGCCGCTGATATCGCCTCATACACGGGCTTGTATATGCCAGCCGAGCCGAAGTCTTCCGCCACGCTGATCAGCTCTATATCATTGCGCTTCAGCAGGTACTTAAAGCCATAGAAGTTCTCAATATCCCTGGCAAGCCTATCGTTCTTCGCAACCACTACAGCCTCAATCGGCGGGTTTGTCACGTCTCTGTTAAGTATCTTTGTCAACTCGGGGCGCGCCGTTAAATCCGTGCCGCCGCTCACCGCCTCCTCAACATACCACTTGAGCACCGAAAACCCCCGGCTCTGGCAGTATCTCAGAATATCCTGCTTCTGCGCGTCTATCCCGTACCGGTCCTCGCCCGTCTGGGCCTCTGTAGACACTCTTATATAGCCAGCTACATAATGCTCTCCCATGGCTTTGCCCTCCTTGTTTCTCTCTTGCTTCTGTGACTATAGTATAGCAGAATTACGGTTACTTGTCAAGGGGCAAATTAATAAAAAGCCTTTTTTGTTTTTTCGCGCCCCAAGGGGCTAACTCCCCCCCGGCGGCAGCTTTAAATACCCCCGGGGGTGGGGTAACCCTAGATTACTCTAGGCAATATCCGCCCGGCCACAGGCAAGGGGCGCAGCTGTGCCTTTACGTGAAATGTTGATTAAGTTTCTGAAAAAATATACAATTGTATTCAAAACCCCTTGACAAGTAACCGTACATGCGCTATAATATAACTACAGTGAGGGGAAACCCCACGAGTTTACCAGGCAGGAGGTAGAAAGGATGGGCAAAAACAAGATGTGCGCAAAAGAAACGGCTAGATTAATCGCATGGCTTAAAGCTAAAGGCCATTCAGCGGAAGATGTCGTACAGTGTATTGAATACATAGCCACTGGACTTCAAAAAGAACCCTCCAAACAAGGTTCACAAGAATAAAAAAAGGAGAACACCCTAGGCTATTGCAAGCAGCGCACTAGAGTGTTCCAAAACGCGGTCAGGGCCTGTCCCCTGGCTGCGTTTTTATTATAGCACAGCGCGACGCAAATTGCAAGCCGATATATCACTCTTTATATATCGATAAATCAATATCGATATCCCGGTGTTTTTTTTTTTTACCGGGTGGGACCTAACCCGAGTTGCCCGCACTGGATGTGATCTGCTATGCCGCCTATCAGCGCCGCACAATGCCCCGTTTTGCGCGCTTTTGTGCTATATGGTAGGTTTACACTAGCACGGTGCTTGCAGGCCAAATAGAGGGCCCTGAGGCCTCTACACAGCCATCAGGGCGTATCTTTACTATATGACTACACAACCTACGCAGCCTTTGTTTTGAGAAATGCAGTATACCGCTAATCCTCTGTAACATTAGCCTCTATCTTCTTGCGCAAGGCCTCTGGATCTGGCATATCTCCCAAGGGGTTTGGCACTGCAGGGGCTATGTCTATCTGATCTCGATACCCGTCGAAGTTCTTCAGCAAGAAGATGCCGCTGGCAGGGTTCACTTTATTGTTAATCATCATCTCGACTAATATGCTCTGCATTAGTCCGTCTATCTTCTTAGCCAGCTGCATATGAGTTTTGCTTCTAAACTCGCCCTTGGTCCATGTATAAAGCGTGGTGCGGTCTATTCCAAGCCAGCAGCAAAGCGTAGCTTTGTTGGGCTTGCAGTCGTTTTCGATGCAGTAGTTGAAGTACTCTTTCGCCCTAGTCTCCACCTGCGCGGGATCAGAGATATCTATAGGCGGCATCTCCCAGGCCACCATGGCATGGCGCATGAATGCGGAGTTATCTCCCGGTTCGGCAAATTCTTGACCAAAGTTTTGCAGATCATCCCGCTTACGCCTGCGCTTTACTAAGGCCTCAGAGCCGCTGCTATTATTCATATATTCACCCCCCCAAACCTCATTGAACCTCCGGAAAAGGAGATATCGCACAGGTCAAGGCGTTCAAAGCTGATCTGTGCCCCGTCCTCACACTGCAGGGTCAAGTTCCATTTGATTTTGCAGTTCACGCAGTCCTTATAACTCTCAAGCTTTACTAAGTCTCCAGTGTAATCCTTATATGATACTTTCATTTTTAAATCCTCCCTTTTAGTTGTGGTATTATTGTTTTGCGTAAAAAGCAGTTTGTGCCACGACGGCACAGGTGGTAAAATACTTGGTGGATTGAAGGATAGATAATCATTACAGTTGCACGGTAAATTATACATTGTGGCCTCCTTTTGGTCTTGCAAGTGGTGTGTTATTAAAGCCATATTAGATACTCCCGGCATATCAATAACGGCTTTGCTGATCTCTATCTGTGCCGCTTGTAGGCGCAGGTTGTCGTTTTGGGCCTTGAGCTGCCATAGCGTGTGTTGCGGATTATCCACGCAAAAGCTTTGCGGCATATTGCGGCTCTCTAGCGCGAGTATGTATCGCTCATGCCTATCATCAAGAGTTGTTGTTTCAACTATCTCTGCCTCAGAAATCTCGTGGACGTTTCGCCTCGCCTTGTTTATCCACTCTCTAGTGCCGTCTTTGTTGAGTCTGAGTCCATCCAGGCCCCACCAGAGAATAAGCGTATATTCTTCCGCGGGCTCCTGCCAAATGCTCTCACAGATGGCTTTAACCCGCGACAGATACTCTATGTGGGAAAAGTCTTCACGAGGCGTACCAACGCTCTGTTTTTCTGCTAAAACTGTTTTTCGTACCGCAATAATGAACCCAATTCCTAATATTAAAAAAAAGGGTAAGGGTATTAGGTTTATCAAAAGAATCGCCATTTGACAAAGCTCCTACGTTTCATCCCCCCAGAAAAGCATTAACAAAATACTGCTGGCCCTTACCCGTAAGCTTTGGGGTTTTGTTTATGGTAATGTGCCCGTCGGCATGGGTAAGGCTGGTCTCCTTTATCTCAAAAAGCCCTAGCTCCATGCTGCGCTGGGTGGGCATATTGTAGTCAGAGCCCTGGCGGCGTATCAGATACCCTCTGTCCCTCATCCAGGTAAACAGCCGGTTCTGTCCCATATCCACCCCGTTCTGCTTTAACAGCTTGGCTAGCTCTCCTATTAGAATCGTGCTCTTGGCGGCTGACACCGAGTCCGCGAACAGCACCTTTGGCCGGTCCGCCTCTGCTTGGGCAACAAGGGCCGCATTGTCCTCTCTCAGCCGTTTAAGCTGCCGGTCAGCCATCTGCAACGCCCGGGCCATTACCTGTTGTGGAGAGTTCCACATTCCCTCCACCTGTATAAAGTAACGGCGAATGGCGCGCCCCTTGTCTGAGCGTTGAATCATACACAGCTCTTTGGCCATGCTGATTGTCAGCTGATGGTCAGTCTGGGGCTTACCAGGAAGGCCGTCAGACCTATTACTCAAAAATGAGTAATAGTCTTCTTTCTCAACGAAGCCATATTCGCACATCCGCCGGAACCAGTCGTTATACCGTGTTTCAACTCCCAGCGTCTGGTGCAGTTCCCGTCCGCTGACAGTGGGCCGATCCTGGCTTTCGTAATTCACCTTGATAATGTCTCGCATATCTATACCTCCCTCAAACCCGGTAGAACCTCATCCGCTATCTCCGCCTGAAAGGTCTGGGCCGCCTGGTTCTTGGCCTTCATGGCCAGCCGGTAGAAGATGTTCTCTGGGATGTAGTCTGGCCTTTCGGCACAAGTGCCGAAACCAAAATCCCTAAGGTAATCGTCAACCCTGCGCCACATTATGTCCTCTTTTCCGTTTTTCACCTCCGTAAACCCCAGCCCCCTGGAAACGTCCTCCAGGTTCAGCCGGGCCGTACCCTCTTTGTCCAGGTAGCCTCTTACCCCTTGGATAGTTAGAATGTTCATTTGGCCGTTCATTCTCATTCCCCTTTCATAAAATAAAGATAGGGGGAGACGCTGGGAACTTACCCCAGCCTGCCTTTTCTCTACCCTGCTCGATTTCATTCTGATGTGACAAATCGGACTTTTGTGGGCGTTTTCGCAAAATTCACAAATTGTTTACAGCTTTGCTATATATGCGCCTCAGATGGTCTACCGAGTATTGATACCCCACCCTTCCGGCCACTTGCTGCCAGCTCAGGCCCTCAAGGGCCCGCAGAGTCACCACCAGCCGCTGGCGGGGCTCGGGGAGGGAATCCACGAAGGCTTCCACCTCCTGCTTCTGCCGCCTGAGTGCGTCTAGCCTGTCCGGGAACAGGCCGTTGACCTCCAGGGTTTCAAGCTCCAGGCAGATGTCCGGGTACTGCTCAAGGATTTGGCGGGTCATTTACACTCTTCCCCCAATCCGGAAAAGCAGCATTCGCATATTCCGTTCGTTATTCTGGACATGAAGTTTTTGCACAGCATATTTTTTGCATCATAAAATTCACATCCGCCGCAAGCCCGTATATCTGAAAGCTCTCTTTCCTCTATGGGTATGCCGCCTTTTTCGCTCCAATAGGCAGCGGTATGCGGGCCCACATGACTCGGTTGACTTGACAAGTCAGTTTTTATGGCCTTTTTCGCATTTGCCAGTTCCCCGGCAATGGCCCCATAGCCGCACAGATCTATGTAACTGTCCTCGATATCGTGTCCGGACTTAATTCTGGCTATCTTCATCAGCGCCATCATAACAGCCGCATCATGGGACGTAAAATCCACATTTTTATACACGCTCCAGAGAGCGGCAATATCAGAAAATGAGTTTTCAACGCACCCATAATCCTGTGTGCGTTGGCCAGTAACCGCCTTTTCCGCAGCACTTAATATTTCATTTCGCTCCACTTCTAACCTCCTTATTAACTAGACGCATAAGCGTTCATGCCGCAGTGTGGACAACCGCAAAACGCGGGGATATTATCATATGCTTCCCAAAATAGTCAGAGAGTGTATATTCGCCATAATCCGCCTTAAAAACACAACCACAATTATCACATGTAAAGAGTTTTGTGCGCTTGTTTATCCTGCCTGGCTTAATTATCCTCACTTTGTATCCTCCTCAATATATTCCAACTCCCTCAAAATATCCTTAGGCACGTTTCCCTCCCACACAAAGGAGTTTTTGAGCACATAATGATTATACATGGCGGCGGTCTTATTGGCCCTGGTTTTGGCCGCCGCGGCCCATTTGCGCTCCTCGTCGCTACCCTTTGCGTACTGGTAATAGGCCAGCCTGTCGGCCTCCTATGAGGCCTGCATGGCCCGACATGAATCCTCCACCTCCTTGAGAGTCTGGTAGCTTACAGAGTCGTCGGCCTTGTACAGAGAGTAGGCCCAACGGTTCAAAACCTCCCGGCCCGCCGGGGTGAATTCCAGCAGCAAGACTCCCGCGCAGACTACCGCCACAAATATAACAAGCGCTATTTTAGCCCTTGTCCTGGCCTTTTTACTCATACTTCACCTCCTGATACTCCACTACCGGGTCTTCCACCTCGAAGGGGATATCCGAGTACAAATACTCCCCGGTCCACTCCACATATTTTCCGTCCGGGGTGAAGAAGAATATACCGCTGTCGTTCTCGCCGTAGGACCCGTCCACGTCCGCAAGCTCGGTGTTTACCACCACGTTTCCGCCATAGTCACCATAGTGCCTTTCAACATACTCAACATAGTCTGGGCTCAAAAAGCTGTTGAGGCTAGACACTTTACCGTCTACTGTAAAACGGCCCACCGTGGTGTTCCCCGCAAACAGAACTATGTACCCCAGCGGCCTATCCACCTGGCAGATAAACGTGTTGGCCTTTTCCCGCTGGCCGTTAACCCAATAGGCCCGGCGGATAAGGTTATATCGTTCTAAAGAGTAGTCTATGTCTGTGGGCGCACTCTGCGCTGTGGCAAGCTCATCTGTTACAGCCTGCGTGTCGCGAACGTTCTGCTTTGTGCCCCCCGCAGCGGAAGTTATACCACAGTTGCTAAGAGTCAACGCCATACAGAGTGCGGCAAAGCCTACTGCAACAATTTTCATACCTGTTTTTTTTCATGTTTAGTTCTCCTTTTAGTTTTTTGTAGTGTCACCATACTTTTACCTCACCTTTAGACGTTCCTATTTCTTTTTGCTCATGCTTATCACTCCGATCACAAAAACCGAGATTATTTCCACCACTATCACCGCCAGCGCCCCGGCCCAGAAAGGGTTAATATACATGCTCTCACCTCCCGGCTGCCTTGTTGTAATGGAAACCAAGTTCATCACACTTCTGGATCGTTGACGTGCCACCGCTGTGATGCGTTTCCCAAAGCAATAGCCGCTGAACTATCTCAAAGTAGGAAAACTCCGCCACGAACCGCTCCTCGCTGCTCTCTGGCTCAATGGACAGTGCATCCAGGTACGCCTCAAACAGGCCGGTCAATTCCCGCATCAGGGAGATACAACCTTTGACGATCTCCGCTTCTGAATGGCTTTCAATGTGTTCCATTTTCCGCCTCCTCCGGGCTTATCTTCTCAAACTCTATCACCCAGACCCAGGGATCGGCGCCCCAGCCATAGAGGGTGCGGTCTTTTGGCTTGATGGTGCTGTTCCACGCAATCCTGAACCAACTCGGTCCACTCGGTAAAAGCTCACCTGTTTTTGTGCTGTAAGCCCACTCTTTGCATCCCTCAGCATCTATCTGATCGGGTGCGATATCCTGCAACCTCTCCACCCGCACATCCGTCACCCGCAGGAAAATCCGCGCGGCCTCCCGGGGCATGTGGATGGAGGGACGCCACTTTATGTTTTGTACCGGCGAATCTGCTTTGTACCAAAATGTATAAGCCGCAGGCTGACACCACGTCTCACGCACATACAGGAGGTCGCCGGGGCGCTTGCAGCACCTTGCCGGTATGGTGAATATCTCGCTCTCTTGCCGTATGCTCATATTTGCTCTCCCTTAGTCTGGCGGGTTTATACTTACGATGATGGCCTTTATCCAAGGGAGTGCGTCATAAACTTTCCGGCATTGGCTATCGATGTCCGGAAGCCTGTAAAATTCCTCGACTCTCGCTGTGATAGTAAAGCTCCACTGTGGGGTATGTGACGTCCTCAAAGCCCCCCACCGAGAACTCATAGACCAGGTAGGGCAGTATCGCGTCATCCGGAACGTCCGTGGTAGCGTAGGCCGGGATGCCGAAGGATGAAAAGAGCTGGTGGAGGGCAGCGGCTTTGGTCATGGGTTCACCTCCAATTTTCCGCTCATTAGTTCCGGCAGCATAGCGTCCCGCAATTCTGCTAGTAGACGATTTTCTTCTTGGTTCAAATAGAAAATATGCTGTTTCCACATCGGGAGAAAGAAACTGATAAGACTGGATAAAATCTCCTTGTCCTGATTGTCAACTCTGAACTCATTTTTGTTTTTGGAAAGCGTAATATAGCGTCTGCTTTCATAATGACCGCCCAGAAGTTGAAATGTTTTGTCAAGCCCTGCATCGTCTGTCTGCTTTTCCAGTTCCGCAACCTCGTACAGCCCGATTGCTTTTGCAAGCGTTTCATTGCAGGTGATTTTGATAACGCTTCGCTCTCTGGAAACGCGGTTGATGTCTGCCATGATGTCGGCGAAGGGTCTGTGTTGTGTTTCCCGCTCTTGGAACGCTATATATCTTGACGGGACGATGTTGTAGTCGCTTTTTTCGATTTCCTCAATGTTGACTTCATGCGAAAACTCCGCCACACTATCACAGTTACCGCATACGGTGGCAATCACATCATCCGGCAGAACATTAACCGTCTTGTAGTATGTCCTGTTTTCGTGACTTGCGCCGCCGTACTGCCCGTTTTGGTCTCTCTGTTCCTGCACTGCTTTTCTACGACAGTCATAAAATTTCACAGACTTATTATCGCTCGAAAATACAATTACACAGGTTGGGATGCTGGTGGCCTCGAACATTTTATCCGGCAGCAAAATGACACGCTCCACCATACCAGCGCCTAACAGGTATTCCCGGATTTCTTTTTCCGGCTCACTGGACAACACGCCACATGGCAAAACAAAGGCGCACCGCCCGTTCGGCTTCATACGGTCTAACGCCGTCAGAACAAAAGCGAAATTGGCATTTGAAGAGGGCGGGATTGGCTTGCCCTGAAAACGACTGTCTGCTAACATTGGCGCTGGAGCGCCCCATTTCATATTGTATGGCGGGTTTGAAATTACCTCATCGGCCATAATGTATGGGGGTTGCCGGATTTCCTGTATTTCAGAGAACCGAGAACCGGGGGACAGCTTGTACCCCTTTGCAAATTCCATCGTCAAGGCGTTTCTGTTCAGCACATAGCCGCCCATGTTCCGCACTGCCATATTGAACAGCAGCAGTGGGATTACCTGTTCGTCCAGTTCTTCGCAGATAAATGTTTTGTTTGGATTCTGCGCCCATTTCTGGATAGTCAGCGCTCCGCTTCCGGCGCACAGGTCATAAACCACATCCCCGCCAGTTTCAGTGGATACAGCGCAAAGTTTGGCGATGCTCTTTGGCGTATAGTCCTGCATCTTTTCTTTGCGGTCGGCATAGTAGTATTGGAAAATCTTTTGCAGTTCGTCCGTTTGCAAATCACCGCCCACCATCTCCACATAGGCGGAAAAAACATCGTTTTTTTGCGGGGACATCAATGTCCTTAGCACCGTCCTTGGCAAATCTCCGTCTGCACATATTAAGTTTTGAAATCCTTTTGTCAGTGCGGACAATTCCATTTTCTCACCCCACAGGCAATGTAAATTCCTCCGCCGTCACCTGCGAAAACTGGAACGAAGCCCGTTTTGGCGTTTGCACATCGTCCCCGTCCGAGGTGACGCGAAATATCTTGTCGTCTGACAAACGGCGGAATATGTCGTGATACTCTAGCGTTGCGTTAGGTTCACAGGTGACGGTATAGAGGCTCGTGACGCCCTGCTTCTCCGCCGTACGGGCCTGCATGGAGGTATCGCAGACAACCGCCGCCTTGAACTCTGCCCCGTCTGCCCAGCTGGTGATAAATCCACCCTCTCCGTCTGGAGTCCGCTTTCTTTCAATCAGCTGGCAGGGTTCCATGTACTCTTGCAAAAGGCTCATACAACACTCCTTTCCGCTTCCTCAATGCGCCGTTTGGCCACCTCAAAATAGCCGGGGTCAAGCTCCATGCCGACGAAGTTTCGGCCTGTGTTGACCGCCGCAACGCCGGTGGAGCCGCTGCCCATGAATGGGTCAAGAACGGTTCCGCCAGTTTCACAGATTGCAAGCAGTTTTTCCAGCAGTTCAACCGGCTTTTCGGTCTGGTGGTGTTTCTGCTTTGTTGGGACGCTTTTGATGTGGTAGCAACCGGCCCCAACAAAAACGCCGTCTATGTACTCTGTTTTTCTTGGGCCATTTGTCCCCCACACCACATATTCGCAATCGTTTCTAAAGCGGTTTGGGATTGGACGGCAATTCCCTTTGTCCCATACGACAATGCCTCGATACACCCACCCGGCGGCTTGCAGTGCGTCAATCATGGCGGCGATATTTCGCCAATCCACAAAAACTGCGCATACGGATTCGGCTTTGCTTTTTTGACGGCACTTGTTCAAGACCATGCGCATAAATTCTGTAAAACTCCGCTGATCCATGTTGTCGCCGCTGAAATTCTGAAACCGCGCCGCGCCGTTGTATTTGCGATCGCAATATTTGGTGCGCGTGCTTGCTTTTCTGTCGCCTGAGAACAAGCCGCCGGACGAATACGGCGGATCGGTCAGCACCATATCCACACTCCCGTCCAGGATGTCCTTTATCTGCTCCAGGCAGTCGCCAGGATATAGCTGAATGCTCATGCCGCCTCCAGTTCCCGGTGGAGCCTCAGCACAGCGGCTTCAATGGC